GAAAAGATGCTTTGGGCCCTACCACTAGCGGGTTCAGCATTCAAAAAGGTCTACTACGACCCATCATTAGGCCGTCAAGTGTCAATGTTTGTGCCAGCAGAGGATATGGTAGTGCCTTATGGGTCATCTAGCCTCGAAACAGCTGAATGTGTGACACATATAATGCGCAAAACAGCTAACGATATACGCAAATTACAGGCTTCTGGGTTCTACTTAGACATAGATTTAGGTGAACCGACTACTACACTAGACGATATTGACAAGCAAAAGGCAGAAGAACAAGGCTTTACTGCTACCTCAGATGACCGTTTTCGGGTACTGGAGATGCATGTTGACCTGAATCTTGAGGGTTACGAGGATGAAAATGATATTGCCCTGCCATATGTGGTAACTATTGAAAAAGGGACCAGTCAAATCCTTGGAATTCGCAGGAATTGGTACGAAGATGATACTTTGAGACTCAAAAGGCAGCATTTTGTACATTATACGTACGTTCCGGGGTTTGGCTTCTACGGTTTTGGTCTGATTCATCTTGTAGGTGGCTTTGCCCAGAGTGCAACGTCTATTCTTAGACAATTAGTTGATGCAGGTACGCTATCTAACCTCCCGGGCGGGTACAAGACCAAGGGATTACGCGTTAAAGGTGATGATACCCCTATCGCCCCGGGTGAGTTTCGTGATGTAGATGTGTCATCGGGTGTGATACGCGACAACATCATGCCACTACCATATAAAGAGCCAAGCCAGACCCTGTACCTGCTCATGCAGAACATCGTAGAAGAAGGACGTAGGTTCGCATCGGCTGGGGATATGCAGATCTCAGACATGTCAGCCAATACACCGGTTGGTACAACACTAGCCATACTAGAAAGGACATTAAAGGTTATGTCTGCAGTACAGGCTAGGCTCCACTTTGCTATGAAGCAAGAGTTTAAGTTGCTAGCAGGTGTGATCCGCGACTACACACCTGAGGAGTACGAATATGATGTAGATGGTGGGGCTCAGATCAAGCAAGCTGATTACGATATGTGTGACGTGATCCCTGTATCTGATCCTAATGCATCAACCATGAGCCAAAAGGTTATACAGTATCAAGCAGTAATGCAGAACGCACAGGCGGCTCCTCAGATATACAACCTCCCATTGCTACACCGTCAGATGGCTGAGGTGCTAGGAGTAAAGAATGCTAACAAGTTAGTGCCAATGGATGATGACCACAAACCGATGGACCCTGTGTCAGAGAATATGGCTGTACTTACAGGTAAACCGGTTAAAGCCTTCCAGTACCAAGATCATGAGTCGCATATCAAGGTTCATATGGCCTTTATGCAAGATCCTAAGTTAGCACAATTAGTTGGTCAAGATCCGGCAGCGCAAGCTAAACAAGCTGCGGGAATGGCGCATTTGAGTGAGCATATTGCTATGGAGTACCGTAATCAGATAGAGAAACAACTTGGTGCTGCTCTTCCAGCCAATAAAGATGAGGCGGGTGAGGATATTACTTTACCTCCAGAGATTGAGCTTCAAATATCTAAGCTTACTGCAATGGCGGCTCAACAGTTATTACAGGCTAATCAGGCTGAAATGCAGCAACAACAAGCACAGCAACAAGCACAAGATCCTATTGTGCAAATGCAACAACAAGAACTACAGATGAAGCAGCAAGAGATCCAGCTCAAGGAAAAGAAAATACAGATGGATGCTGTTGCCTTGGCTGATAAGCAAGATCTGGAAGAGAAGCGCCTTGAGTTTGATATGCAGTTGGCTGGGGTTAAGCTAGGCTCTGAGATTAAACACAGAGAAACAAAAATGCAAACAGATGCAGTAGCCGCAGCAGATAAGCAAGAGTTGGGTGAAGCGCGAGCTAACCTTGATGCTCAAGTTAAGGGTGTACAGCTAGGTCATCAAATAGCTCAGGCTCACAAAGCTGGGATGAACCCAAAGCTGCCGGGTAAAGGGGTATAAAAGATGGACAGTGTAAAGCTGCTCAGGCATCTAATAGAAGAAAATAACACGGATATCCGTGCGTATGTAGAAAGCGTCGCCTCTGGTAAACCCCCTAATATGGAGGAGTACCGGAGGTTGTGTGGGGTAATTCATGGGTTAAACCTTGCGAATGAAAAGATAAAGCACATGCTAAATATGATAGAGCGCGGGGAGGATACAGATGAGTAGATGACCCCATCCTTGTAATAACAAGAGCGAAGTACAAACAGATACACATAACCGGTTGAAAGACTGTGCACAGAAAGGAGTTTTATATGTCTGATATTCTTATCGGGGTTGATGCAACTAACCCTAATCTAGCATTTACACAAGATACAACCAACGAAGAAAAAGCCTCACAACTTCCAAATCCTAGTGGATTCAACATCTTATGCGCTATTCCTGAAGTAGATAAGGAGTATGAGGGTGGCATTATAAAGGCTGATACTACGCGCCAGACGGAAGAGTTTACTACTATGGTGTTGTTTGTAGTACGAATGGGCGACCTAGCATATAAGGATGAAACACGGTTTCCTACAGGTGCTTGGTGTAAGGAAGGGGATTTTGTCTTGGTACGGCCTTATGCTGGTACCCGGGTAAAAATACATGGTCGGGAATTCCGACTCATTGCAGACGATAACGTGATGGCTACCGTGGACGACCCACGTGGTTATTCTCGCGTATAAGGAGATTAGACATGGATAAGGACGAAGGAGTATCAGTAACAGCAGAGGAAAATCCTGATATTGAAATAGATATTATTGATGACACCCCTGAGGTAGATAAAGGCCGGCCTGTAGCTAAAGAAACAGCCGATGCCAGTGATGCAGAAGATGGTGATGAGGATGATGAGCTAGATAAGTATTCTGGTAGTGTTCAGAAGCGTATCAAGAAGCTAACCAAAGGTTTCAACGATGAGCGTAGGGCTAAAGAAGCTGCCTTACGGGAGCGAGAAGAAGCAGTTAAGTTTGCCCAGCATCAGTTTAATACTACAAAGAAGCTGCAGAAACAACTAAGTGAGGGCAGTGAAGTCCTAGTTAATACCTCACGAGAAGCAGCAGATCAGCAGATGGAAGCGGCTAAACGCGGATTTAAGGATGCATATGATTCTGGTGACTCAGATAAAATTGCTGATGCGCAAGAGGCTATATCTAAGGCTACGCTTAAAAAGGATCAATCTAGCGCACTACGACCTTTACAATTTGAAGAAGATCCTGTATATAATCAACCTCAAGAGCAGCAAGTTCCAACGCCCGATACTAAAGCACTCGACTGGCAAGAAAAAAATGAGTGGTTTGGTACCGACAAGGCAATGACGGGATTTGCGCTAGGGCTGCACACTGAGCTAGTAGAGGCAGGTATCGACCCTAGAACTAATAAGTACTACGAGAAAGTTAATGCTCGTATGCGAGAGGTTTTTCCGGGAAGTTTCCCGAGCGAGTCAGATCCGGTGGAGAGAGCAACTGCAACCCCCAACCGTGCTAGAAGTGGAAGTGTGGTAGCCTCAGCAGCAAGGAGCACTGCGTCGAAGCGGGTTAGCTTAACTGCATCACAGGTATCCTTGGCTAAACGGCTGGGCTTGACCAATGCGCAATACGCGCATGAACTTATGAAATTAGGAGATTAATCATGACAACGACTGTAAATCGCGCATCACGTGAAAACGATCAAAGACCAACATCTTGGGCACCAGCTGAGTTACTACCAGAACCGGATAAGTTACCGGGATGGGCATACCGCTGGGTTCGCATCAGTACTCTTGGTGCTGCAGACCCGATGAATATGTCATCGAAACAACGTGAGGGATGGGAACCGGTTGATTCTAGTGAGCAACCTAGGCTTAAACTTCATAAGAGTCAAGACGCACGTTTTCGTGGAAACATTGAAATTGGTGGGTTGATTCTCTGCAAGATACCTGAGGAGTTTATTAAGCAACGGACTGAATACTTTTCCAATGCTACTAGATCCCAGATGGACTCTGTAGATAACAACTTTATGAGAGAAAGTGACTCGCGTATGCCTTTGTTTGCGGAAAAACGCAGCAAGGTTACATTTGGGTCAGGATCTAAATAACGAAATATAAGGAGATTTATTATGGCATCGACCGCAACCCCCTACGGCCTTAAACCCGTAAACCGGATCGGAGGACTACCGTATGCTGGTAGCACTCGTTCCTTGCAATTTGACCCTGCTGGCTACGCTGCTAATGTTTTCACTGGTAGTTTAGTGTACATTAAAAGCACTGGCTATTTAGAGCTTGTATCTGCTACCGGCGCTGACGCAACCACTAATTCGTGGCCTGTTGGTTCTACCGATAACACGGGTACGATCGGCGTTTTTGTAGGTGCCTCATACACAAACTCGCAGGGTCAGACTATATTTGGTCAATACTATCCTTCCGGTTCACTAAATGGCGTAGCTTACGTCATCGACGATCCTGAAGTTGTATTCCAAGTACAATCTGCTGGTTCCGTAACTATTGCTGCTTTAGGTGCAAACACCTTCTTCTCAACAGGCGCAGTACTTACAGGTAGTACAACTACAGGCAACTCAACAGCATCTATTGTTGCTGGTAGTTCTGCTATTCAAACTACAGCCGGTTTCCGTATTATTGGCTTCCCTGATATGAAGGGTTTTTCAGCTGTTGGCGATGCATTTACCGATGTGTTTGTAAAAGTAAACCCCGGTTGGCATTCGTATAACACAGTTAAAGGAGTTTAATCATGGCAATATCACGTGCACAGTTACTTAAAGAACTACTCCCGGGGCTGAATGCCTTGTTTGGTCTGGAGTACAAGCGTTACGGCGAAGAACACAAAGAGCTCTACGAAACTGAGACTTCTGAGCGTTCGTTTGAAGAAGAAACCAAACTATCAGGTTTCAGCGCCGCACCGGTAAAGAGTGAAGGTAATGCAATCGCCTACGACAATGGGCAAGAAGCATGGACCGCTCGCTTTAACCACCAAACCATTGCTTTGGGCTTCTCTATCACTGAAGAAGCTGTTGAGGACAATCTGTATGATGCACTGTCTTCACGCTATACCAAGGCTTTGGCTCGTGCAATGAGCTACACCAAGCAAGTTAAGGCTGCAGACATTCTGAACTCCGGTTTCACTGGTTCAGGCAACCCTACCTACGGCGACGGTAAAGTTCTATTTGCTACAGACCACCCGCTAGTTAGTGGTGGCACAAACAGCAACACGCAATCAACCCCTGCTGATCTGAACGAAACGACCCTCGAGGCCGCTGTAATTCAAATCGCTGCATGGAAAGATGAGCGCGGTCTGTTGATTGCTGCTAAACCTCGCAAGCTGGTCGTTCCACCTAACCTGCAATTCGTTGCAGAGCGTTTGTTGAAGACCGAACTGCGTGTTGGCACAGCTGACAACGACATCAATGCGTTGAAGAACATGGGCGTTATTCCTGAAGGTTACTGTGTAAACCACTTCTTGACCGACACCAATGGTTACTTCTTGCTGACTGACGTGCCTAACGGCTTGAAGCATTTCGTTCGTACACCTCTGGCTACTTCGATGGACGGAGACTTTGATACGGGCAATGTGCGTTACAAGAGCCGTGAGCGTTATTCATTTGGCGTTAGTGATGCCCTTGGTATCTGGGGTAGCCCCGGAGCGTAATAGCTCTAGTGTCTGGAACCCCGCTTCGGCGGGGTTTCTTTTTGGGTGGTACAGGTTGCACACATATCTAAATAGGTGTATAAAGTGAGTAGCGTCTAGGATTCTTATACCCCATTCTGACTGACCTAGCAGACGTTATAGAGACAGTATGGGTAAAGTGCTATAACACAAGGAGCTATATTATGGCAAAGTCAACATTCCAAGGTCCCGTTAAATCATTATCTGGACTCATCAATGCAGGTCCCGGTGGTGCTGTTAACCTTACTGCTTCTACCCAGCTAACCGTAGATGACCATGCAGGTCGTATTCTTCGTGTTAATGGTGCAGCTATTACCCTCACACTCCCATTAATTAATGCTACTGCAGCAAGTGCAGCTGATGGTCCCGGGTTTGCTCCAGCTGGACTGAATAATCAAGGTGCTACGTTTAAGTTCTTTATTGAGACAGCATCAACCGCGCTAATTATTACCACCTCAGGTACGACTGATAAGTTTTACGGTAGCGTATTTATTGGCATTGATACAACCGCTACGGGTAAATCATTCTTCCCAGCCGCAACCAACGCAGTTATTACGTTAAATGGTACGACTACTGGTGGATTGGTTGGTAGCTACATAGAACTTACAGTACTAAGCGCCCTTGCATATATGGTTAAGGGTACACTGAATGGTTCAGGTACATTAATAACTCCGTTCTCTGATTCGTAGTATTGGGGGTAATTATGACTATGCAAACTGACGTAAAATCAGGGCACCTAAATGTAAACGGGTTTTTTCTTAAAGAGAGAACTCGGTTAAAAGGGTTAATGACGGTATCTTCTGGGGCATCGACACTTACTCTTTGGGATACTACTACGGTCCCTGTTTCTGCTACTTATGAACGTGCTGGTACATTAATTACAGTTACTAAGAGCAGTCATGGCTTGACTGATGGGCAGATACTAGGGCTAAACTTTGCTGTAGCTACAAACCAAGGCACTGCTGGTAACTATGTAATTACTGTTGTGGATGCAAACACATTTACAGTAGTGGACGTAAATACCGGCACGGTTGCTGCTAGTACAGCTTGTGTGTATGCCCAGAGGTTCCTAATGGCAACTGATGGTAATGCAGCAGGCAATGTGCAGAGTATGCTGATTCCGGGTGAAGGAATACTTGCCTATAATGGTATATATGCAGCTATGACTAATACTGTTGATGTTACTGTTTTTTATGGCTAGTCATGCCTAGCAAATCAAAAGCTCAAGCTAATCTGATGAGGGCAGCATCTCATGACCCAGCCTTTGCTAAGAAGGTTGGTGTTCCTGCTAGTGTAGCTGAAGATTTTACACAGGCAGATAAGGGCAAGAGGTTTAAGCGAGGGGGTAGGACCCAAGAGAGTACAGAAATGTCTTTTATGAGTCCAGAGCCTAAGAAGGGTGGGAAAATCCGTGCGGGGAATAGGACAGCAATCTCCGCACCTAATGCAGGGATTAAATTTAAGGATGGGGGATATGTGGCTAAAAAACTATTTGGCGGTAAAGAATCTTATAACGAGGAATTTGGCGAAGCTAAAGCAGTGGCTGGTAAGAAAATTACCCCCAAGCAATTCGTAGCTGGAGAGAAGTCTGAGGGTAAGAAA